CCAACGTGAATACATATCATTCAATTTGTCTCTTATCACACTGCAGCAATACCTCATCTTCTTATCTTCAGACTCAAAATTCTTACCTTTAAGAGCTGATAAAAGAACGTTTTTATTGGCCTTAAAAGTGAGTAAAATAACATTTAATGGGTACTCTCCATATGTATCTTGCTTGTTATTTGCTGTATTCTGCCCTTTACGAAGTCCTTCTAAAGTCAAACAAGCTTGACGTTGTAATTTCTGAGTTGACTCATATTCAAATATATTAAGTTCTACCCATGCACAAAGTTCATTCCACTGTTCTTTATCTCTAGGTAAAAGTGTTTCTTTCTTCTTTGCCATAACTACCACCTTTTACTAAACAAGGCTACGAGGTTTGACCCTCGTAACCTCAAAGGGATTAACCCTATCCAATAACTTCTAATACTGCTAAAGCATCTTCTAACTTCTCTAAATCAGTAGGTTTAGCAGCACCAAATTCCTTGCACTTTGCGAGTACCGGTTTCACTTTAGACATATCTGATTTGTTTTCCTTAACGTAATCCATAATCTTAGTGATTACTGTATCGATCTCTTTCTTTGCTTTGTTCTTCTCTTCCGCAGCTGCGATTTCTTTTAAACGCTTTGCTTCTGCTTTTTCTTGTTCGGCTTTAGTCTCTTCGAAAGACTTACCGGATTTAGACTGTTCTGCCTTGATTGCATCGGTAATTGCAGTAATAAATGCATCAGCATCCATAGGAATCTCAGGAACAATATCTGCGAAACGAGAACCTGCATCTACCGCATATCCCTCATCACGGAATTTGATTTTTCTAGTTTCTTCCGTAATGGCACTCTTCATAATATCCTTGCCTTTAATGTCTTTCTTTCCAGTCTTTTCTTTAACAATTTCTCTATCTACATATGCCAAAGCTAAGAAATGCAACTGTTTCTTTAATGCATTAAAATAATTCTGTTGCTGGTCAGATGTTAAAATCTGATACTGTTCACCTGAGATTGTATCTGTAATGTCTTTTGTTTTGACATGTCCAATAATGATAGTTTCAACTCCAACCTTCTTTAAACGATTCTTCATATCCCACATAAGTTCCATAGCTTTTTTCTCGCCACGTCCAAATCCACCGAATGCAGAATTAATAGTCTCAGCCTTCTTGTCAGCAGGAACTGTCTTATTGTAAAGACGGATTACTTCTGCTTCTGCGATAGGAATAATCTGGTCATAGGTATCCCAGATTACAACTTTCAAATCAGGATAATCAGTACTCTTATTTTCACAAATATCTTCTACAATATCTGCAAATCCAACAATATCTTCATCTTCATCAGACCACCATGCTTCAACATTTTCATAGTTGATATTCTCAATTGCTGCAGCACCACGTTCATCACCAAATTCTAAGAACAGGTATCCGTCCTGAGAGCCAGTAAGTTTTTCACATACTTCTTTAATCAAAGTTGTCTTTCCGCACTTAGCTTCACCTAATAAGCATGTAGAATAATCAAGTGGATTAATAGACACATGATTCTTTTTACCAAATTTAGCCATTTCTTATCTCCTTATCTTTAACTACCACTGCCCAATTAAGAGCAGTGGCTTGTTTAAATATCATTTATTATTTTAACTAGTTTCTTGATGTTTCAAAAATTAATCAAGGGCATCTAACAATGCTGCAAGTTCATCATCTTCATCCGAAGTGCTTTCTGATTCTGTTGTCTCTTCTTCAAAAGGAACTTCTTCATCGTCATCATCTTCTTCATTTTTTGCTACCAAACAGTCAAGCAATAAATCTTCTTCATCGAACTGTTCTTCAAATCTCTGAATCTGAGGAACTTTTTCTTCATCCTCACCAACCATACGAATTGCAGGCTTCAAAAGAACCATTCTTCTTTCTTTAGCACCACCGATTGCACACTTAGCAAGTGCTTCTTCAAGAGTGTATAATCCTAAGTCGATAAGTTCCTTGATATCATCTGTGAGATCTTCTTCTGTAGCAGTAACTGCAGCACCTGTTTCAATAAACTCACCCTCAAAAGTAACCTGGGTAACACCCTTCTTAACCTTGAAAATCTTGCTAATAATCTTAGAAGTAAGTTCAGGATTTTCAGTATCAATTACATATTCAAAGTTCTTATGTAAAGGAATGAAAATACCGCCCTTAACCTTTCCACCATCAGTTAAGTCCCAACCATTATATTCCTTAAATTTTTCAAGAACATAAGCATCGACATTTAAAACACCCTTTTCCTTGTCGATAGAATCCTTAGTAGCAGAATCCTTATCTAATAAAATTGTCTGAGTAAATGTAGCTCTGTACTTATCCGGTGTTGCAGAAGATAAAGCAATGCTATTAATTTCTTTTCTGCACTGGATATTGCCATTGTAAATTGTGTACTTGATCTGGCCTCTAATGTTTACTACCATACCATCAGCTAGATGTTCATTTGCATAAGCAATAAAATCATAAGGTGTAAGGAACTTTTTATAAAAAGTCTTGTCTTTCGAGTCCTTTTCTAGTCCAATAGTAAGAAAACATAAGTCACCGATATCTTCTAAAATAGATTCTTCAAAACGGTCATCCCAATCAATCTGATAAGAATTATTGAAATCATCTCTTCCGTTTTCATCCTTGCCATGAACATAAACTACATTATTTGTTCTTTCACTTCCGTAACCACCCATTAATTCACAATTACACTTTCCATAATGCTCCCCACAATCAATAGTCAAATTCAGAGCATTGTAAACCCAATCGCTTTTTTCACTCTTTTCATCCAGTTTAAAAGTATAGTCATTAAGACTTACTTCTCCTACAAGATTGAATGATTGCTGCCAATTCTGTTTTGCTAAAGTTTTTTTTTCTTTCTTTGCCATTTAAACTTTTCTCCTTTTCTTCTTCATTATTTTAATTAGTTTAATTATTTCTTATATTGATAATATTTTTCATCATAATTTGGATTTGATAATTTTCCATATTTCAAAGATTGTATGCTTTCGCAAAATGGACATTTTACAAGTTTTACATTGTTTATTCCGGTATAGTCCCACCAAGTATCTTTTTGAAAGTAAACAAAATCTTCTTTACATTTTGTGCATTTCTTGTTATGTTTTAAATCTTCCACTCATCCGCAACCTCCTTTCTTTTAAACTATGTTATACAGTATTACCCATGTATTATTATGATTAGTTTTAGGAGTTGTGTTTGAGTAAAAATTCTCTACTTATATTTTTAAAACTTTTACTACCATCTAAACTTCTATATACAAATCCTTCTCTTGGAACATCTGCAATAGTTGATTTACCATCTGCTTCTAATTTAAAAGTTTCCATATCTTTCGGAAGATAATATTCTGTGTCAATGATAGTGACAAAAGGAATGTCATATTCTTTTAATATCTCTTGTGCTTTTACAGACCCGAATCTATTGCCATCAATAATTAAATTAAATGCTGCAAATCTTCTTTCTTTTAATTTATAGGGATTGCCTTGTAGAGATTCTCCATAGGTTTCACCCTGTAATACAACTCTGGTCGCATTATGTTTTTCTGCAATTTTTCTAATTGCTGACTCGATATTGTACTTACCAACCATTTCCCAATACACATTGCCACAATCGTGATAACATGTTTGGGCTACATCTACTTGTCTTACATTACGAGAACAAACAATAAATTCACCTTTTTTATTCTTGTTAAAATCAATTGCATATGTACTTGAAGTGCCATCTATCTTTTCTGTTTTAACCCAAGGTTCTTTGCTTTCTAAGTACCAGGGCGCATTTTCTATTCTTGTTTCATCAGTTTTTACAATCCAATCCGGAAATGCTTTTGGTTTATCCTTCTTCTTTCCAAATAAAATAAATAATAATTTTCTTCCCCAAGTTCTCTTCATTAACCATCTAAAAGGTTTAGTCTTAAATAACTTTTGATGTCTTGCTGCCATTGATTTGTATTTAGCATTCGGATCACCATTCTTAGATTTACGTTGATTGTCTTCTTCTACTGAATATGTAACTCCAAGAAGTTCAGTAACATCAGTTCCTTCAATTGGAACACCATCGTTTGTTGCTGGGAATATACATCCTTCTGAATTAAATGCACTTAAAGGCAAAGCTAATCCCTGGCTAATTACATTAAATTTTCCCAATTTCATTGTTTTAACCTTGAAATGTTTTGATCTCATAAATTCAGACCATTCTTTTTCAGGCAACTTAGAATCAATTTCAAAGTAGATACACATATCATTTTCTTTAAACTCACCTTTCTTGGCGATACATACCCATCCCAAGATACCAATGAGTTCAATATTATCTGCTCCTTCAATTGGTTTAATCCATGCTACTTTCTCAATATGAGCTAATGCTCTTTCGCTCATTTTTACACCTCCATTTCTTAATCAAAACTAAAAAAGGTGGCACAACATCTCAACATGTAATCTAATGTATAAATCACATAATCAAATGTCGTGCCACCTCACGCTTCTTATAACCAACCTGTTATAAGGTACATTATTTAATTTTTGTTTTTAAATATTTCTTCTTCTTTACTTCAAAAATCTGTAAAGTATCTCTTTCTTTTTTTATCTCGATTGTTTTATCAGACTCTATAGCCTTAATTATTTCATCCACGTTGGACAATAATTGCTTTTTTAATTCTTCGTAATACAATCTAATCTCTCCAAACAAGTATTTTTTATTCAACTGTGCCTGCATTAAAAATTAAATCAGCACCATTTCCACCATAATATGTAGGGGTCTGACCGTCCCATTTGTCAATCCACTGCTGAATAAGAATCTGATCTGTTAAAGATTTCTGCAATAATTCATTAGCTTCTTTTTCAGCTTGAGCCTGGATGACTTTAGTTTCTGCTTCAATTTTAGCAGCATCTTGTTCTGCCTGTGCTTCAACAGACATCTTCTGTGCTTCTGTCTGAGCTTTAAGAAGTTCCTGTTCTGCTGTCTCAACTTCTTTCTTTGCAACTGCTTCTGCCGTAATTGCAGATTCAATAGCTTCTCCTGCATCCATATCCGTAATTGAAATTGAATAGAATTCCACGCCGTATTTTGAAAGTTCTTCTGTAAGATTTGCTTCTAATTCTCCATAAATATTA